GAGCATGTCGCGTGAGTAGCGTTGCACTTCTTTCTGCAACCGCTTGAGCCGCATTGTTCCCCACGACTCTTTGATCTTCTGCGCTCCAAGCGTCTCGCTTGCAACCGACTGGCCGCGAATGATGTCGGATACACCTGTGATCTCGTAGATGACGCGCTTGCATTGCTCGCGGGCGGCTACCAGCTTCTCGGCAACCTGCATCAACTCCTGCAACGGCATGAACCAGATGGCCTTGTCCAAACCACCTTCGCCAATCAGCGACGATGCTTTGTCGGTCGGAATCAGCGCGTTGTCGTCTTCCTTTAGGATGGATTCGATCTCATTGCCGAGGGAGCCGTCATACGCTCCGCGCACCTTCAACGCGCTTACGACTTTTTGCAAGCGCCGCGTGAGGTTGTTCAGTTCCTTGGCCTGGTTCTCGTACAGCTTATACATCGCCGTAGGAAGCAGGTCGTTTGACTTCTCGATGAATTGCAGCGGGCGCGGGCAGTTGTAGAACCCGGTGATGCCTAGTGGATCGTCCTCGACCTTGAGATAACCGTCGTTGTATGCCGGTGAGATATAACGCACCACCTTGCCGCCTGACTTGTCCCAAATCTGGTAGACGAGTGCTGTTTTGCGTCCTCCCTGCTCGTTGTCGGCGTCGTCTCTACCGCCAGTTCCGGTTCCTTTTTCTTCCGGGTCATCGTCATCCTCTCCAAGCGTGTAGGTGATCTTCCCGGCAATATCAGCGCCAAACAAGCGTTCTGCTTCCTCCTTGTCGATGAATTCCTCGTAGGCAATCCAAGGCACTTTCGACCACTTCTTCGCGTAGCCGAAATACACCCTGTCCCATCCGCGTGTCTCCGTGCAGACTTGCTCCCAATTGACTACCGGAACTGATCCTTCTTCTCCTGTTTCCAGAATGTCCGCGTCGTATTTAATAGACGTGATACCGCGTCCGGGCAGAAGCCCGTCGAGTGTTGCGTATCTGACTGATTGCTCAAAAGTCTCGTATCCTTCTACGTTGGTGTCACACAGGTATTCCAGCATACGTTGTCCGGCCTTGGAAGATGCTGCGCCGAGCGGATCATCATCCTTAAAGCGGCGCTGAACTACAGGTCGCGGGACTTGGGAGAATAGGGCAGGAAGTAGAGTCTCGCAGTTGCTGAAGAGGATATTCATCGGTGTCTCATCCTGACGTTTGCCAGAATAAATCTCTATGATTTCCTGTCCATCTTTTCTATAATCCTTTTCTCTCCGCTTTGCCGAAGCTATTTCGCCTAACCAATAACGAACCTCGCTTGCCGGTTCGCCAGCCTTTCGTTCTTCTTTGCGCTTCGCCATGTCTATCAGCCGTTAATAATGCTGTCGGGGGTCAGCGGGCGATATCTGATGAACTGTTTCCAAGTGCCGGTAGTTGATCCTACACCAACAACCGTGGTTATGATGCCTGCCGGAACGATGATGCCGACCGTACCTGCAATGCCGATACCGTTTGCATAGACTGCCGGGGCGGTTGCTAGGGTGCCTGGAACAGATACGACGATGGTTCCTGCCGCAGCATTGGCGAGGGAAGCCGATGCGCCTGTGATGGTTGTCGCAGCGCCATCCGTACCGTCAGCAGAGTATTGAAGTGTAGAGGCTGTAGCACCGTTTGCTGTAGCGCAGATGCAGCCGATGGAGATAATTTGGATTGGGCCACCTGAGACAGTCCAGATGGTAGTGCCGTTGACCATGACCGCAGCAGGTTTGACGATTGCCTTGTCCTGTGCGGCCCACATGAATGGAAGCATTTGTATCTCCTTTCGGTTGCAGCGTTATCCCTTGGATAAGCGCCTAACAACTACAAAATAGACCATTTTTATCATGTTGGCAAGTGCTTACTTACAAATCCTCTCTTGCCGCCCTCATTCTACTAAAATGCTGTTTCTTGATCTGGCCGAAATTGAGCGCATGGACGTTTCCGGCCATCATTTTCTCCATTGGGCCGATTTCGCGGCTTTCTGCTTTGGCCCGTCGCCAAGTAGTCGATACACAGCGCCACGCATCTGCCGCGTGAGAGCAAAAATCATGCAATGGAGACGTAGAAAACACCCTTTTCTCGTCGTCCCACGTCCTGCGGTAGCCGACGAGGTAATCCCGGCCCTTCTCAGTCGCTTTCCGGTCAAACCAGCACTTCGGAAACGTCGCCCTGGCTGCCTGAATGCCTTCTTCCACGTCCAACCGTGGTGCGATAACGAACCGACCCACATCGCAGTCGATCAACTGCTGCAAAATTGACTTGCCACCAGCCGCCAGAGTCCTGGGACGTGCGTCATGTGGTAGGTAGTGCGTTCCGTACTGGTAACCATGCACCTTAGCCTTGGATTTGAGCATATTGGCGTAGTATTCAATGTCTTTTAGGCGGTCATCAAAATAATCTATGACCCTGATCTCTGCCCCAATGACCTGATAGAACCATACCGCCGTGTCGTCGTCAAAGCCCAAGTCCCATCCGGTGAATACCGGGAAGCCCGGTTCGTGCTTGACATCTCCGATACGCCCTTCCGCTTCTGCCTTGACGATGCAATCTGCCCAAATAGCGCCCGGTTGCGCCGCGTCGAAGCTGCAAAAGTATTCCTGCAACCACAGCGCCTTGCCGTACTCATCTCCATGTTCTGCCTGCATCTCGCGCAACTCGGACGCCAACTGTTCCGGCGTGAAAATGCCCGTATCCTGTGCCGTGAGCAACTGGCTGAACCAGCCCGGTTCGGTTTGCGACAGATCAAAAAGCGCCTTGAAGTGATTCTTCCCCCTCGGCGTGCTGTTGAAACACGCCCACCCGCCGTTCTCAAGCAGGATAGGCCGCAGGAAGCCCCATGCGCTCGGGTTGCTCAGTGCGTACTCGCTGAACACCAACCCTACCGGCGTGGAACCTACCAATGAGTCGAAATTGTCACTACCGATTACCTGAAAGGTACTCCCGTTAGGGAGCGCGATTTTCATTTCTTGTTCGTATGTTTGCCGCCTGATTTCTTTCGGGAATGCTTCCTCAAGCCTCTTTGCTCCGGTATGTGGATTGACTGCATCCCATAGTGCCTTTCTAGCCTGTCCATATTGAGGAAGCATGTACCAGTAGTTCCCGATACGCTCAAAAGCAGAACACGCGACATGATGCAGCATTACGGCATCTTTGCCTGAACGGCGATGCCACGCAACAACAGCGCGTTTTCCACCGCTACCAAGATAATTCCAAAGTGATTCCTGATAGGTTCTTGGCGTCCAGTTATGAGGAAGATTTATCTTCATCAGACGCTACCGCAGAACTCTCCAAGGTTCTCGGCCCTGAAGTTCTTTACTGCAATTCCAGCCTCAACAATGTCGTCAAATCTTCCGATTGTCTTCCCACAAGCGTAGGCTTTCCATTTCCCGCTTTCCTTATCTAGTGAAACGCCATTCGTTCCGCTAGTGTTTCCGCCATGTAGGTTATGCCTAGCCGAAGTATTCTGTTTTCTGGTAGCTGCCCTGAGATTTTCGATCTTGTTGTTCTTCCTGTCTCCATCAATATGATCTATTTCCATATCAACAGGATCAATTCCGTGATAGATCGCATAACAGATGCGATGCACCATCATCATCCGCCCTTTGTAATTGACTTGGAGATAACCGCAGCGATCTGACGAACCAACAACCCTTCCAGTTACCCCGCGATACGCAGGATTCTTCCAAACCAACAATCCAGATTCAGCATCGTAATCGAATAAATGCCGAAGCAATTCAATATCAGGGAGCGGGAGTTTCTTCATACACACATTCTATCATATTATCTTCGTGTTGTATTTCTTGGGGAATCTCCTGAATATGGGTACCCTGACTTCCACCATCAACTAGCGCAACCATCCCCCCCCTCTGCACTACCACCGTCACCCCATCCCTTCTCTCCTCCTTCGCGTCACCCCACGAACCCCTGTCCGCCTTCGCCGCTACCTTCAGATACGTGTCAGCCTGCAACTTACTCACACTCACGTCCTCAATCCCCGCATCCCGCGCCGCCGACACCGCATCCCACACCAACCGATCCGCCCAACACCGCTTCGCCAACTCAAACACAGCAGACCGCTTACCGTCGTCCTCTATCCACTTCCGAACAACCATCCACGCCAGGTTGTACTGCTCAGTCGCAACCTTCCACGGCTCCATGCCTTGAGATACATGCGCGCATATCTTGTCTATCAGCGCAGAATCGCCAGCAATCAACTCCGACGGCCCCAACTCGGCAATCAGGTTGTCCAGCCGCGAATACCCTTCCCGAACCAATGTGCCCATAGCGGAATGGTAGCGAATGCTTACTTACAAAGCAAATAGGCGTGGATCATCCCGTAGGCGTCGAGGCTCCAACACCCGGCCCCCTCCTGCCGCTAACCACCCCCCCTGTTAGTAAGCACTCACCAACAAGCCCGGCCAATTTAACATAACCGCCATTCTGCGAATCGTAAGCACTCACACTCCATATACATCAATGGCTTACGCGCATCATACTGTGAGAATCGCTCGCATCTAGCCCATAAGCAGGCCGGCAATGAGAATCAATGCTATCCGCTCACCATTCATGCAGCTCAGGCCGATGCACAGAGCAGCATCGAGGCGGCAGGATAGGGGCAGTAGTGGCAACGCTAATGCAAACTGGTACGGGAGTGGCGAGGGGCAAAGGTAGGGTCAAAGGGGCAGTATTGGGGCTGAAAATGAGAAATCAGCAACGCGGGCGCGCATACGGAGCGACT